TAATTTTCCTGCCCTTTCGCTGTTTGTGGTTTGCGAACCAGTAATTTTTGCAGGGCGTTCAGATTCTGTAGTGGCTGTTCCAAGAATTTTTGCGCTTCGTTCGGAATTAGAACCCTCGACCCCTGTAAGCCTTGCGGCTCTTTCTGCGTTTGAGGTTGCTGTACCAATAGTTTTTGAGGAACGCTCTGAATTAACTTCAACACCAACTGAACCAGTTAGCCTCCCTGCTCTTTCAGAGCTTGTCGTGGCTACCCCTGTGAGTTTAGCCGCCCGTTCAGCATTTGAGGTAGCTTTTCCAGTTAATTTTGACGAACGCTCTGAATTTGCAGTTGTTTTTCCAGTTATCTTAGCGTTTCTTTCGGAATTAGTCTCTACTGATAGTGTTGGTACATACTCAACCAATGCCCATAAAGTAGAAAGATTTATGTCAGGAGCGGCATCAATTGCCTGAAAACCAATTTGCATTGAGTTCAAAAGAGTAGGTGTCCAAGCCCCACCTGCTTGTGGGTCGGTATAAGAGGTTAATTTATAAACGAATGGCGTGGGGGCGTTGGTTTGATAGGCTGACGATGAAACTGCTGTAGTCGCACTCTCAAGCATCGTTCCGCTTGCCTGAGATTTTATTCTTAACTTCCCCGACCTAGCATTAGCATTTACTCCTGCCGCCCGATAACCAACTTGAACCAAAGTAATAGTATCGGCGGCCCCAATTCCTGCATTGGCAGAAGTTTCACAATTTACATCAAGCCTATCGTTATTAACATCAAAAACCGCAATTGTAGTCGCATTATCGGGAGTTACCTCATCAACGCTCGTATAGTCACCTGACGTTTCGTTAAAATCCCCTGCCGAGTCAGGTTGCATATGGACAATTGAACCAACGCTTGGATAACTCGTTTGAGCCGCTCCAGAAGTGTCGTTGACTGCTACATCGTCAAAGTAAAGTTTGCCTGTGGTATTTGCCGCAATCCAAGAAATACCTATTATAAAAGTATCAACATTGATGCCCGGATTAGTTGAAGTAGTGGCAAAAACTGAAGGTGTTGTTCCGTCATCGGGAGCAAGTCTGGCTTCAAGAAGATCAGTTGCTCCGTTTTGGTGAGCAAATTCAACTATGTACCAAGCGTCTAATTCTAAAGCCGAAGAAGTACCAATTACAGTTCCGTTGTAATTGACTAAAGATAAAGTCCTGTCTGTATTAAGTCTGATGAAAGCAGACCAATCAGTATCATTGTCAAACCAAGAGGCAATATCGGTATTAGCGGCAGGAGCAGTTGCAATTCTTACGGCAAATCTTGCAAGTAATTTGTTTCCCGTAACAGCACTAACAACTTTGTGTGCGACACGACCATTCCCTGCGCTAGTAAGATTAAAAAGCAAAGAAGCCGCGCCGCTTCTTTTAACAGAAGTGTCAATTGTCCCGACTGCTGTTCCTGAATCCCATTCAACACCAGCGGTTACCGATTGAAGTTCAAAGCCCGATGAAAATATACGTGCCATTTAGTTAATAACCAAAACCCAACAGTTTTTAGGATTTTGATTATCAACCCACAATTGGAGTTTATAAGTGGGATAGATAGCAATAGCGACTGTAAACCAGTCAGACATTTCAACTTTTTTAATACTTAACTTATTGCCTTCTCTTAACCCTGATATTTCGCTTCCCATTTTCCGCTCCACGTGAAAGTCGATAGGTTTTTCACTATCTCTAAAAGGAGCAAAGTTAGGATTCTTGCCAAGCGAGGGAAGATTAAATGTACGCCCGTCTGGCGTATAAAGGGAAAGCGAGGTTATAGTTAGTTTCTTTTCTGCTGTGTAGGCAATAAGCCTTTGCCAAGGGGAGGGCTGGTTCTCTAATTCTTCAAAAGGTGGCTTGCCCTCATAAAAAGTCTCTCCGTTAGAAAGTGAAGCTTGCCAATTTACCGAGTGTTTTTGTATTTGTATTTGAGTCTCCATTTGAGCCTCCTCTAAGATATAGTCTCGTTAGAGCCTACTGAGGTGTATCTGCGACTTCTGTCTTTTTCTTTGATTTAGCTTCTTTTAATGCTACAGATTCAGCACCTTTTTTATCAAGGGCTACTTTCGCGCCCTCGCTGATTGTACCTTCTGCATCATCTAGTTCAACAGGAACCTTAACTAATTCTTCCCCTACTAAAACGTCAATCTCCGTAACTCCTTCTGGAATTTTAATAAGGTGGTCGGGAGTGTTAATTCCTGCAAGCCCTGCGATTCTTACGCGGAGTTTGCCGATCTGTTCTTCTGCCTTAGCAATTCCTGAGGCTTTTAGAATTTCAACTGCTGTATATTTTGTTCTACTTTTTAAAGCCATGTTATGTATAGGTTAATTCGTCTCTGATCTTAAATGCTGTTTTCTCTCCAACTGTCGTTGGTGATGCGCTGATTAAGAAATAAAAGTCGTGAGAAGTGGCTGAACCGCTGTCTGTTACTCCTAAAGCCGCTCCGCTTCCTTCTGCTTCTGTCCAATTAGTGTCTGCCTGTTCGGCAATCTGGAAATCAACCTCTGTCGGTCCAGTTGCAGGAGTAGTCCCGTCGTAAGCATAAATTATATGGCTTGAAACCGCAACAGCAGGAGAATGAGCAAAGTTAATTTTTAAGGGGCATTCTGCGTCTAAGATAGCGTCAATGTCTTCTGTCCCGTCGCCCCAGTCTGCCTGAGAGTCGCCACCTGTGCCGCCAGCGTCAGAAATCCATTTTGTGTTATTTGGTGTATTGCCTGAGGAATCGTCTGCTCCTACTGAAGATTCAACGTGAGTAGTGTCGTTATAAGAGCCAACTGTGATAGCTGTATCAAAACCTCCTGCGCCAGCGAACTGAATAATATCAGTAGCGTCTATTACTGTTGGCGTCACGCCTTGTAAAGTCCAGATGTATGTAGCCATCTAATTAAAATTATAGAACTGTTTCTTAATCAATTGCAAGTCCTTAACTAAACTCCGTCCTTATTGTAACATCACTTAAAACTCTAAGTAAGCCCTTAACTGAAGAAGCAATCTTGCCTTCTGAGTCTAATAATTGGACATCATAATAGTAATTGCCAGCAGGTATATCTGTTTCCTCATTTGTAAAAGGTAAAACGCAAATTCCCGTTTCAGGTTCCTCAAATTCATCTAGCTCTGTGCTAATAACAGCATCATCATCAACATCTTTTACCCGCCTCTTAGCCGTAAAAAAGACCGTACAACCAGTTAAATCAATGGCGTTGCCATCTACGTCGGTAAACGTCAATTCTAAATCTGTATCGTCCCTTCGGATTATTTCAAATACTTCACTCATATTGTTTTATTTGCTTTAAAAATTTCTTCCTGCGAAATAATTTTAAGCGGCACAATTCTTTGATTGCCTTTACTGTCTCGGCATTTACATTTTATCTGACCGACAACCATTTTTGCTTTTAATAAAAGTCTCCCGCAATCTGGACAACGTATTTCTTTCATCTGATTACTTGATGCTTCTTTAATATGTTTATGTCAGACAAGAGTTTTTTTGCTTTTTTAGACTTCTTGTTCTTACTTCTATCATACTCCGCTTTAAGCACTAACGCCCTAGCTTTTGTGAAGTCATAACTTGAAACGGGCAAGATAACACAACGACAATTCGGGTGAAGCGGAGGGTGTTCGACATCTTCATAATCAACCTCAAAGATTCCTCCTTCTGCTCCCTCGACTGGTTCACCTACATTAGCAAAAGAACTTTCAAGCCCGATTATCTTCCCGCCAAATTCCGCACAAAACTCGCAAGCGTCTGGCTCCGCAAACCATTCTTGAGCGGCTACCTCTGGGCTTTGTCTGTAAGCCTCTAAAGCGGCTTCGTTGCTTGCGGCTATAGTTTCCGTCCTTGCTATCCTCTCAGCCCTTGCCCCTTTTGCTTCTGCGTAAATCTCTTTGACTCGATTCTTTAATTTCTGAATGCTCTCGCCAGCTTGAATCCCCTCCCCTATAGAACCTTGAAGTAACTTAATCGTTTCAGCATTAGTACCTTCTGCAAAATGAGCGACCCGACCATCGACATATCTTTTAACCCGTTCGTTTATTTCAAACTCTGTCTCGCTGTCTCCCGCAAAGTCTAAGGCACTCTCACCTTGATCTTTCATCATCTCGTAAGACAAAGGAACGAGAATAGCACTAAACCTTTTAAGTGCATTTTTTGTATCAAACAACCAATCTTCGTATGCCTTGGCAGTAATTCCTTTTCGACCTAGTATCTCTTTTTCTTGCTCGCCAAATAACTTCCTTAGTAATTTATGATAGCGTTTTTCCCAGAGCGATTGTTTCTTAAATACCCCTTGCCTAAATATCTCTCCAGCTTCTTCTCTTGGGAGAGCTTTTTTCTTTAATCCTTCTTTTGGCGGTTCAGGGGGAGGCTCAGGAGGCGGTTCTTTTTTTGGCGGTCCTTTGTCTGGCTCTGGCTCGTCTGGTGTATTTAGATCGGCAAGCGGAACTAAAAGGGCAGGAGCATAGAGTTCGTCCCCGCCCTCTTTAGGCTCTAGTTCGCTTGATCCAAGTACGCTGTTTCGTTCTTCCCTAATCTCATTTGCAGTCAACCATTTGTTGTGACCCTTTTCCCATTCAGCTAGTTTGTCTTCGACAATTTCAGGAGACGGGTCTTTATAAGATAAAACGTCTGTGCCTCCCCATCTGTCCATTAAAAAGGCGTTTAGGTGATCTATCAAACGATCCATCTTTGGCTGAATGACATTTTGCAACCAAACCGCTCTCGCTTCTTTTGCATTTGCTCGGTTAACGTCGTCTGTAATTCCAAGAATAGTCTTACTGACCCTAAACATAATCATCAAATCATCGCGGGTCATATTCTTTAATTCAGTAAGTGCAGTTTCGCCCATCTCCATTCCAATTTTTGTAAACTCGACACCTTCCGCATTTGGAATCATCATTGTTTTGCCAGCATTAGCAGACCCTTGATATTCTTGTCGGAATTTCTTTTTTAACTGCTCGAAATCATCTTTATCCATCGTTCCTTTTATATTTATGATTCCAGAAGGTCTGCCTGAATTGTAAAGCGATTGTTTTGTCCATTCAGAAGCATACGCCTCAGTCTGGATATAAATAGTTGCGGCTTCTACTGTCCCCATTCCTCTGTAGGGATTAACAGGATTAGGCATTTTGAAATGAAGTATCTCGTCTTTGTCAAAAGGAATTTTCTCGCCCTTGCCATTTGTATAAACATAACCGCCGACTATTCCAAAAGGATTATCTTTTGAGTCTGGAACAACAACATCAATCCTGTCGGGTTTTATTAAATAAAGTTCAGTAGGTTTGCGGGTTAGAGCAGTAGGTGGCATGTACCAAAACGACTCCCCTGCTAATTCCATATAGGTCTGATGAAGTTCAAGAAACTGAAATTGCGACTGATCTTCGTTTGGCTTTTTAATTAAGGTGGCGAATGCGTGGTTTTTAATAGGTACTTTACTATCAAGCGTTGCCCTCTCGACACTAAAATCTATCTTTGCAAAATCCTCAGCGATTGCACTAACAATTGTGTAAAGATATCTTTTGTATTCCCCAATCAATTGCGTTCTACTAAGTTGGGAAGATGAAGTTGCCCATGGCAAAGAAAACATTGAAGATGGTGCACCTAAAACGCTTTTTATAGCTCGTTGAAAGATGTTCATATAAAGCCTATGTCGCTAAATCTTATTGTAGCACCTTTGCTATGCACCTCGAAATACATTCGCATCATAAGAGCATCAGCAAAATCAGGCGATCTGCCAAGGTTAAGTTTAATTTCTTCTTTCGGGATTATCTTTAACCTTTGTTCCTTCTCGCTATCTTTCGTCCTGATCTGCTCTAGCTCCTCAATGATTAAATCCCTATAAGTTAAATCTTCTGTTCTAATTCCAATCTTCGCATCATTAACATATTCTGACAAGGTATAGTAGCATTGAGCCCGCATATTCTGATAATTGACTTTAAACTCGGTTTCTTTGACAGTTTGATCGTGCCTCTCAAGCGCAGAAGCCCCACCTACAAAGCCCTTGCACTTTAAATGGTCTACTACCCCGCCCCCAACTCCGTCTTCATCAACCAGCACGTGCGAGATTCTAATTTTGTATTGTTCGGCTAATTGCATAATTGCCCGCTCAACTGCAGTTAAATCGCTCTTTAAAATTACCTTAATGTTAATTACCATGAAGCCTTTCCAGATCATAATTACTGTCTTGTCGGCTCCAAACCTTGCCACATCGCAAGTAAGATAAAACTGGTCTGAATCGACTGGGACATTGGTAAATAAATCGTTAATTTGGTCGAAGTGGAATAGTGAGAGGTCGCTGTCTTCATACTCCCAATTCCCTTCAAGCAATCTTTCCCGCAGGACTCTATCCCTAATCTTTTTAAGAGACGCAATGTATTGCGGCGAAGCGTGAGGATTATCAGTAACTAGGATTCGAACAAACGCCCGATCTTTAGGGAGGTTGCCATCTCTCCAAGGCTTGTAAAAATCGACATAGACCCAATTCTTTGACGGAATACAACTGAGCAGGAGTTTAGGGATAAGATCATGTTCTTCTAATTTATATCTGATACGGGTTTTTAGGACTTCCCTTGCCTTGCTTGTTATCTCTTCTACCTCGTCAATAAACC